GGAGTGATGCCGACGTTATCTGCCATCGATCAGGATCTCCAGCCGCCGCCGTTGAGCCATCCGCCCGGTCGCCGCATAACGAACGGTTGACGCGGCGCAGGCTGCTGCGGCTGCGGTGCGGGTTGCGGCCGCGCCTCAATTGGCGCGGCCTCGGGTTGAGGTTGCGCCGCGGTGGCGCGAAACTTGGCGCGGGCAAGCTGACCCCAGTTGACCGCGAGCGACTGGAGCGCGGCGTAGGCGTAGACGCGGCAGTCAAGCGCCTCGTTTCGCGCGCCGGCGCGCTTTGTCCACACGCGCGTCGGAAAGCCCTTGGAATATCGCACCGAGACCGTCTCGGCCGTGAGCTGCGCGAACCAGTCCGCCTCGCGATCCTCAGGGAAATGGCAGAAACCCGGCCCAGGCCGCGTGATCTTGAGGCGCGCGTAGACTGCATCCTTAGCGGCATCGACGCCGACCATAAACAGCTTGTGCTTGCCCGTGCCCTTCGACGCCGCTTTCGGCCAGACGGTGCGACCCGTTCCGGCCATGCCTTTGATGGCATAAACGCGGCGGCGATAGCGCGCGGTGCAGTACTGATAGACCTGTTGCGTGTGATGTCCGCCGCTGTCCACGCACGCGGCGGCGACATGAAGCTCGACGCCGTCAGCGCGTCGGATCGGTGCGGTCAGGACGCGGTCGAGATCGGCCCAGACCGCCGGCGCGCTCGGATCGCCGTAGAGGCGATGGTGCGCCGCGCTCCAGCTTTCCTCGTCCACGCCCCAGGCGACAAGCTCGACCTCTAGGCGGTCGGACTGCACGTCCACGCCGGCGGTGACGACCAGCGCGCCAGTCGGCAGGCCGTCCCACCGCTCGCGGCGGTCGAGGAGGCCGGTATCATCGACGCCCTCGCCCTGTTCTTCCCAGGTCTCGCCCAGGCTTGTGTTCGTCCACGCCTTGAGGGTCTCGGGACTGCGCTTCGCCTCGATGAATGCGCGCGCGATGTCGGCGATTTTCGACCAGGGCGAGTACAATTCGCTCAGATGAAAGCCCGCGACGCCGGAAAACGATGCCTCGGCGCGCCATTCGCCGCGCCGGATCGCCGACCAGCGGTCAACATCCGACCACTCTACGCCGCAATGCTCGCAATGATACGCCGCGCGCTCCGGTTCGTTCGGCGGCCAGCGCACTTGAGGCCATTTTAGGTGCTGATGCTCGTCGCAATGCGGGCATTGGACAAAAAACCGTCGCTGATCGCTCGATTTCCAGGCCATTTCGATGCGGGAAGCGTCTTTGACGGTAGGCGTGCTGGTCAGGATTAGCTTCCTGTTCCAGAATGTCGCCGATCGCTTGCGCGCGAGCGTGATCGGGTCACCTTCGGTGCCGGCGCTGACCGGATATCGGTCTACTTCGTCGCACAAAACGACGCGGATCGGTCGAGATGCGAGAGAGGCGGGCGAGTTCGCTCCGCAGACCGTGATGTGTCCGCCGGGGAAGCTTTTGTGCAGCAGCGTGTTCCCGCTGTCGCGACTGCGCGGATCCTTGATTTTGCCCCGTAGCGCCGGTGTGTCGCGCACCATCGGCGCAAGCCGGTCCTTGCTCCAGGCCTCGCCGAGTTCCAGTGTCGGCATCAAAACGAGAAGCGGCGCCGGATCCTGTGCGACGTGGAAACCGACGACGTTATTGATGATCTCGGTCTTGCCCACCTGGGCCGACGACATCACGACCACGGTGTCTACCGCCGGGGCGCTGATCGCATCCATGATCCCGCGCTGATATTCAGCGCGGCTCGTCAGCCACTGGCCGGGTTCGGCCGATGCCTCCGGAGACAAACGCCGGCAGCGGTCCGCCCACTCACTGATCGTCAGCTTCGGTGGCGGCCTCAAGCTCTCCACGCGCGCTTCGTCGATCGCCGCCCTCAACGTCGCGTGCGAGGACGTTTCCGTCTCCGCTGAGCTCTTCAAGGGCCTCGACAATTCCACGCTCGATCAACTCCTGACATGCGGTCGCCGAGGTCTCGATCGCCGCCATCGGCCCGAGCTTCGACGGTAACGACAGCAGCTTTGCCCGCGTCGCCGCGTATTCCTCCGAGACCGCGCGGGCCACGACGTCGATCTCGACTACCGCACCGCGCGCCTTCGCCACGGCGATCTCGGCCAGCTCGGCCTCGGCGGCCAACTTGCGGGCGCGGGCCTCTTCGAGATCCGGCGCGCCGCCGGAGGCTGCGCCGCGCATCGCGCGCAGGACGTCGGCGAGGCGCCATTCCGGCCCCTTCGCCCCCGGCGCTGCCGGCGGCACGTCTCGGACAGCGGCGGCGATCGTGCGACGATCAACGCCAAGTTCGACCGCAAGCGCCGAGATGCTCCAGGTGCGCGGCGTCATTGCCATGGTGAGGGCGCCTAAAAAACGTGGTGGTTCAATGGGTTAGGCTATGCCTAGGTAAATGTCGCGGTTCTGCGTCACCCGCGGGTCGATGCCTGACAGGGACCCGCGATGGCACGGTTCTTGCCCTATCGCCTCGCCGACGCCAGCGCTCGCGCCATTTCGCGCGCGAAGATCTCGTTTGCGCTGCGCTGCACAACCGCCGCAACGTCCTCGTAGGCGCGAAAGCGCTTTGGGATCATGGCCTTGCGCTCAAGCAGGTAAACGACCTCAAGCTTCTTCGCCCGACCCTTTCGCCGGGCGAGATACTCATCAGCGCCGATCCGCAGCTTGAAGGTCGCCGGGATGTTTCGCGGTCTCAGTCGCTTCGGAACGCCGGTTCCGGTGCGCTTGGCCTGTAGCTCGCGCGAGGGGATAGCGATCGCGCTGCCCCGCGGCTTCTTTGTTCCGCCCTCGGCTTGCGTCTTCAGATATTCCCGCCCCAGCCGATCGTAGATCGTAGCCTCAAGCTTGTCCTTTCGGGCCGGGTTGACCCGCAAGGCCACACCGAGGAAACGCTTGTTCCGCACGTCGAAATCGCGCGGGCCGGTCACGTCGACCAAATGCTTGCGCGCTTCAAAAGCCAGTCCGGTCAGGGTCTTGGCAATCGCAAACGGCACCTGCCGCTTCTGCGCCTTGTCGAGCGCCTCAACCGCGCTGCGGAAATCGACGCTGACCCCAAGCCTCACCAGCGACACCCCTCGACTATGACGATTACCCTACCCCTATCATTCCGCCCGGTCAAGGTTCGCGCCAGGGCCGTTTTCTCGCCCGCTGGAGCGCGTTGACAGGCTGCCCGCTAACCTCGCCCGCCCAAACCGCCTACCAGCGCTCAGACGCCAAGATATCGAGACCACGACGCAGAACGTCCGACACGGTCGACCGGCGGCAGCGCATGACTTCTGCCCAAGCATCGAGCGTCACACCGACGCCGCAGACGTCGCGCACGGCCGAGAACATCGGCCCATCGCGGCCGAGCAGATGCCACGCTCGCTCCAACGAGCGCCCCGCCTCAATGCGCCGCTGCGTCGCCGCGCTGGCATCGCCGCCGCCCGATCGCGGCTCAAGCGCCGCAGCAGCCGTGCCAGCGCGGCCCGATAGCTCATAGAGCGCGCGGTAGCGCTCGCCGGCGGAGCGCTGCTCCGGCGTCAGGGTGCCGGCACGCTCCATGAGCGCGAGGCTGTCCACGACCCGCCACGGCCTCGATGCCCTGCCCTCGGCGTCGGTGAAGGCCCGCCCGCCGCCCCTCGCCGTTCGCTCCGGCTCGGCCACCTCGATTTCGAGCCCGGCGGCGCGCGCCTGGGCCGCCCTCTCCATAGTCGGAGGGATAATGCTATCGTTCTGGAGAGCCGCTGCGTCGCGTCGCCGTTTGCCCATCGTCGTCCTCCTTACCCGATCCAACCGTCCGGCATCTCGTCGCCGCCGGCCGACCAATTCACGCGCGGCTTGATCGCGGTGACCTCAGCGCCGGGGAAGATCTGCTTCACCGCTTCTAGCCCCGGCCTGTCGGTCAGGGCGAGCCGCACCAGCTCGTCGAGCGTCCAGACCTCGGCCGCCCGTTCTTCGCGCGCCACGACCCCGGCCTCGGCCGACGTGCGGCACACGACGATGACCCGGTCGCCGTGCCGGCACTCCCACACCTCCGGCGTCAGCGGCTGCTGCCCGCCGGCCCTGGCCTCGGCCTCCAGCGCCGCCACCGCCCGGCGCACCGCGCCGCCCTGCTTCTGGATCGCGCCGACGTCGTCGCCCTCGGTCGCGCGACACCATGCCAGCCACTGCCGGTCCCACCGTGCGCGGAGGTCGTCGGAGACGAGAAGCCGGAGCCGGCCGACGCCCCATGTTCTCTCCGCCGTGGCGGTGGTGTGGTCGACGCCGTCGAGGATGGCCTTGGCGAGGCTGTAGTCGGTCTGGTTCATTTCCGCACCTCGGGGTGCGGAGGTGCGGAGGCTATTTGAGCCACCGCACAGGATGAAACCCCATCCGCACCGCACCCCGCACCCCTAGAGGGGTGCGGTGCGGAAGTGCGGAAAGGGGTTTCCGCACCTCGTGTTTTGAGGTGCGGAAAAGTGCGGAAAGGTGCGGAACTTGCCATCACTCAGTCCTCGGAGGAAGGGTGCCTGCGACGTAGACCGGGACCGCCCTGCCCTCGGTCTTGTCCTGCTGTTTCTCGACCTTGAGGACGCCGGTATGAACCCATTTTGACAGGAGCGTCTTCGCCTTCGCGCGGCCTCCGGCGTCGTCGTCAAAGCCACATATGCGGATGACGTCGAAGCCCAGCCACCCGGCCGCCTGCGGGTTCTGCCGCTTACCGCCGTCTCGGTGGACGAGGTTGTGAACCGCGCGCATGTGATCCTCGGTCACCCCGTCCCAAACCGACGGCGGCTCCCACAGCGTTGCCACCCCGACTTTGTCACCCTCCGGCGCGATGCCCGAGCCGTTGCCCAGGTCGACCGACACCAGCTCGATCCACTGCGCCTTGTCTGCCGGCGGCGCGAGGTTGTTCTTCGCGTCGTCGATCCTGACATACCGGCGACGCTGCGCCTCATCGATCCCGAGCTTGACGGCCTCGGTGTCCGACATGGTGTTCATGACGCGGGCGGTGCGGACCGCCCCGATAATCGCCGTTCCGCCGCGCACACTGTCGATCGACCCCTCTTCGCCGTTGAGCTTTCGGAAGTGGTGGACGAGCACGATACAGCACCCCGTCAGGTCGGCGATGAGCCGCCAGAGCGCGAGCACGGCGTTAATGGCCTGATTGTCGTTCTCCGGCACCGAGTGGCTTGCAACGAACGGATCCACGATCAGGACGCCGATCTTGTGCCGCCTGATCTTCTCGACGATCGCGTCAACGATCGGCTGGTGGATGGTGATGCCGTCACGCGTCTGATACGCGATGGTGAGCGGCTTTTCGCGGCCCGCATCCACGAACAAGCG